TCACTGTGGTAGACAAATGATGTTTCTGGAAGGCTGTTGTTTGCAAAACTTTGCTCTTGAAATTGTCCAATTGGAGTGCCATCTGTTTTCGCGACAGGTGTGCCACTAAATTCAAATACACCAGCATCGAAGTTCATTTCCATAGCAAAATCGTTTACAAAACAAGATTCACGTCTCAGCAATGATCCAAAAGAAACAGTTAAATTTAAATTGGCACCTTGATAACGGTATCTTGAGTCACCGAAAACAGTAGTAGCCCCGCTTTTACTGTACTTTCCATAAGTCAGTTTTGCAAGCTGTTCACAATATTCTAAATTAAACTTTGCCTCTGCAACACTTCTTGCGGCGAGTTTAAATCCAATAGAAACTTTTCTATTTGTTTGAGCATATCGATAATCAGGGTTTAAGCGACCAAACGCTCTTTCTGGAGTGTCCCATGTGGCATTGAAATCTTCAGAATATGATGTTAAAAAAACATAAACGCCCCTGGTTACTAAAAGAATCCCACCTTGATCGCTGTTGTCAACTATGTTGAAAGCGAAATATCCGTTACGACCGATGTTTTCAACACTTGAGAACTGTGAATATGGCATTATGTATACCTCGGATAAGTTTCTGGATATGGGTTGTTTTCATTTGCAGACTTGGGAATAATCGCTATTCCAGTAATGTTAATTGTAATACTTATAGGATGAATATCTCCCTCTATCACGTCATCAAAGGGCGCGTTAATGAATCCCTCATCTACATTTAAAGAGTAATTTAAATTTTGAATGATGCATGTAATTGAATTATCAGCAGAAGAGTCTTGAAAAATATTAAGTCCTGAGATCTGAATAAAAGAACCTGCTTCTACTGTTCCATCAGGTGCAAGTTTTGGATACATCATCTGCAACAACATGTTTATACTGCGCTCGTTATATCGAGCCTCGTCGATTGAAGAGTTGACAACTTCAAAAGAAAATGAAATATCTCTTGTTGTGCTTGCTTGTTGGATGAGCGGATCCATTCGATCCGCAAAGATTTGCTCACTAATTTGAGTTGCATGAGTGTCGCTAAAGTTTTGAATTGTTGCAGGAAAAGAAACGTTATGTCCCGTAGCAGTATGTGTAAACGTTAGAATATAATCACGTTTATTTGCCATGTCACCCATAGAGTATGTATCAGAATACACTTCCCTGCTTTCTATATACTTAGACATTATTATGTCACTCCACCACCGGCAGGTCTCATATTCTGTGCTCTGCCAAGGTTTTTGTTCTGTGTTATAGTAGTTTCTGTTTTAATAATGTTTTTAAGTTCCGTGTCACCAATAAACACTTTGACATAAACATTTGGTGCCTTAGAGCTTGAAGCAAGAGCCTCTGCTACGACCTTTGTTGTGGGATCCTCCGGCTTGGGAGTCAAAACCATTTCGCCCTTGTGAACCATAGCCGGGGCAGTCGCTCCAACGAGACCACCGTTATCAAAACTGGCTAAACTCATGCCTCCTCCGAGGAGCCCACCAACGAGCGCACCAACTGGTCCACCAAGCATAAACCCTAGACCTGCGCCAGCAAGAGCATCCCCTCCAACTGTTGCCGCGGCATTGTCAGTAGCTCGCCCATATTGACCTAATGCCAGACCACCCCCGATACCGGCGGCTCCACCGGCAAGACGCATCTTATTAGCTCCTGAGAAGAATCCGCCTCCGCCCCCTGCTGGTCCCATTCCAGGGTTATTGACAACATAAGTGTAAACTGGGTTTGCTATACTTGAGCCCCTACTCACTCTTCGTGCAAAGGCAAGAGCGCCAGCGACAGCCGCCCCTGCTGCAAGGGTGCCTTTTATAAGACCTGGCATAATTCCAAACAAATTGGCTAAGGTTCCAATGATTTTTGTCATTCCCTCAACGACAGGCTGGATGCCAATTGCAAGTTGTTTTACAAGAATATTAAACTGTTCACTAAGACCAATTCCTGCTTCAAGTGCTTTATTAAAATCTGTCTCTAATTGTGTCTTTTCTTTGATAGCTTTATTAGTATTCATCAAGCCTGCTAATGTTGCCTCATCAATATTTAACTGATTGGCAAGTGCAACCCTTTGAAGACGATTTAAGTTTTCATAGCCTCCTCGTTGAAGAAGCGCTCCACGGAAGTATTCAATAACTGCATCTTGACCCTCGTTTGCTTTCTGAAGTAATGTTAGTTGATCAATACCAATATTACCCACAACCGCTTGAACACCTGCAACTGCTCGGGCGGTGTTTTCAATGCTCATAAATTGATCGGCAAAAGAAGTTAGCTCACCAGTAGCCAATCCGGTTTGTTGTGAAATAAGTTGCAAGCCTTTAAATATATTTGTTGCCTCTGCACCAAAAGATGCGAGAGCAGGAAGTGCCGCGTTGAACTCGGACATAATTTTGCCAGTGGTAACACCGATTGATTGCCCAAAACTTCTTATTTCTTCTGCTGCTTTTGTTACTTGTCTCGTATTAAGTCCAAGGACTCTTGTGCCTGTTTCAAGAATACCAACGAAATCAGCAGTGGAAACACCAAGTCTTGTAAATCGAGCACTTAGTTCAATTAACCTATCCTGTTCTTGTGCTTGCAAAACTGCAAAACCGGACAGACCATCTGCAAGTCCAAGGCGTGCCTCAGCGATATCTTCTATAGATAATCCAAATTCACGATTTGATTTTTCTGCTGCTTGGATTTGTTTGTTATATAAATCACCCGCACCTGAAGCTTTGTTAAAAGACGCGATTCCTGCATCAATTTCTTTTGCAACGAGAACTGTTGATTCAACAAACTTTCTACTAATAGATACGCCAGTATTTAGTGCATTAAATGTTTTTTTAAACGTAGCTTCTGCCTGGTCGAAAACTGCATTAAGATCACCAGTCTCTCCCAAAAGCTGTGCAAAAGATCCAATTAGAGTATTGGATGCGTCCTCTACACCTGTGATAGTTTTGATATTATTTTGAAGAGCAGAGTCAAAAGAATTAAAAGATGGGGTTACTCTTGCAACTTCGTCATTAAATTCTCTTAGCTTTTTACGAGACTCCTCATATTGATCAGCAAGGCGTTTGAGTGTATCTGCATCGCGAGAACCCACTCTTTCAAGTTCAAGTTGTGCTGCAGCAAGCTCTTTGACAACCTCAAGGAATCTTTGCCTTTCATCGACATTATCTTTTATTGCGTCTTTTTCAGCTTCTAAAGCATCAATTGAAGCTTGTATCTCTGCTGGATCTCTAGTTGCCATTTATTGTCCTCCTATTTAAATGGCCAAGAAATTCCTGTATCGCGTTCAAAGTTTTTGATTGCACGATCAAGTTGTGCTTTTGTTTTAAGTGTTTCTGGCTTATCTAAGCCATAGCGCTTCATTGATTTAAGATATCTTGCCTCGTTTCCAAGAGCGCTTTTAAAAGAGTCTACTTGTTTTCTTGTGCCAGAGATTCTTACTGGTATAGTCTTTCCACCAAACATTCCAGTTAGGATTGTCTGAATTGCTCCGCCCATCATTGCAAGCCAGCTTTCGTTTAGCATGTCTGTCTCTGTGGGATTTAAATTAATTTCAATTGGAACCAAGTCGTTTGGCTTCTCCATTTATTGAACCTCCAAGTATAATTATCTCTTATAAATAGTTTTGTATAAAAAGAAACGGGCATTTATTGCCCGTTTTTATTTTATCGTTTTTTCATTATTTTATCATGTGCTTTTTTCTCATCTTCAAAATGCTGTTTTAATCTTCTAACAAACCAGTTTCTTAGCTTGATTGGTAAGTTATAGGCTTCGATAAAACTCCAGCCTCCATGCATTTTTAAGAAAAAGAACTGCTCATAAATTAGCCCCATGTATTCATCATTGAGGCCAAAAAAATTGAACCGTAAACGGCACCTCCATTTCGGTTGTTGTACCGCATGACGAACAATGAAAATGTTGATTCATATCAATGTTTGGAGTTACAGTTTGCACACACCCTCTCAGAAAACGAGCATCAAGTGCAGGCATATTGTCAACAAAGTTACTAATCTCTGCTGGAGCGTTTACACCATTAACAGAAAGAATAACTCTTTTTAACAAGTTTGTGGCAGTTGCATCTGGAAGTTTAAGCTTTCTCAACTGTTCAGCCGCCTTATTTAAATAAACCTCGTCCTCACCAGTTAAAAGTCTAAACTCAACAGGAAACTGTGTTTTTGGAAGAGTAGCGATAAAAGTTCCATTAGCAGTTAGTTCAACTTTATCACTATCCTCTGGGAAGAACCCACTATGAGTTAGATTTGTCAAATCAAAAGTATATTCACTTGAAGCCCCGCAAGCTGGACAATTAACATTTACTTGATATTCCTCGCCGTAGCCAGAAACTCTTGCCGCGACAAGTAGTGCGTTGCGGTCACCAACTAAAAGATTGGTTGGGTCAATGCTCTTATCAACAATAAGGTTTTGCAACAATCTTTCTAATGCAAGACCATTCTTAAGTAGTGCAGGAGAAGTAAGAATATCTTCATCCTTTGCAGTCATGTATCTTAGTTCAAGAACTTCTTCATTATGAAGCGGATGGTCTGGTGGATATAACTTTCCCTTTGATGGTAGCTCAACAAATTCTGTTGGTGCCACATAAGATAAAGTGCCTGGGCTTGCAGGCGGGCTTTCAACCGCTGGAGTCACAGCGGTTGGGTTAGTTGCAGCGGCAGTTCGCTGCTTATTTCTAGACATTTACACCTCTTTAAAATAGTCTATATACAGTATAACGTATCTGTATTGTATTTTAAATAGTTTTCAAAAAAAAATATTAAGCGCCACGAGCGACAACATCGCCTTGCTGATACTCTGCCCAATCATAGCGAAGGGTCATTTGAATATCAATCATGTCCTCGGAATCATAAGAATGGTTGCCAAAGTTCACTTCAGTAATAAAAGCGTTTAACAACTGCCAGTTACCCTTAACAACAGTGTCAGGTGAACCTGGGTTAGTTCCCATCTCTTTAATCACTAAGTTACCGAGAGCAGATGTAGCAGACTCTTTTGTAATGGTTGTTCCGGTTGCGGTCACATTACTGGTCGGCTTCTCGATACCAATGCTGGAAAGATACTCATAAAGAACCTCGGCACCATTTGGATTAACAGGGTCAACAAGAGTCAAGGAAATAGTATTCCAAGTGATACGCCCTGGGTAATAAAAGGTATGATTGAAAAACTGGTGAGGATTGTCACTGATAGTATAAGAAGGACGATCAACAGAGCGTGCAAGGAACTGCAAGTTCTGCCCTCCAATTGTAAGTTCAATTAAGAATCTAAATTGTCTTTTGGGTTCGAATTCTGGGTTTAGCCAAAAGTTTGATTTTGCCATTATTTATAAGTCTCCTGTTTGTACTATATAGTCTTTCATTATTAATCCTCGAACCCTGCGCCTGTATTTGTGATAACAAAGTCAAGAGCGATGAATTCAATTGCTCGGGCTGGTTTAAGGAAGATTTTGGCATACAAAACATTCCTATCAATCAACTCTGGGGTTGTTGTGCTTTCATCAAGTACAACTCTATAGTCAGTTAATCCAAGTCTGGATTGAACACTTCTCAAGAAAGGCTCAACTTGTGACAAGAAGCGGTTCCAAGTTGCTGGAACATTTTGATCAAAGAGGAGCGTTGCCGAAATTCTTGAAATTTCTTTCTTCAAAAAGATCATAAGACGACGAACATTAATTCTATCAAGTGCGGATGGAGTAACCTGAAGAGTCTTTTGACCGAAGATTACGATTCCCTCGGATGGGAAAGTTGCAATTGGGTTAATATTTGCCTCGTAAAGATCATCACGATTTTTAGAGGTCAGGCGTTCGCGAGTTTGAATAACTGGCACACCTGCTGATCCCTCAGTGAGACCGCCTCGGGTAAAGCCCGCTGGGGCAAACCAAAGTTCAGAATTTCTTTGAGCGCTTGAGAAAGTTCCAAGTGCGACAATTGAAGGTGGCACGAACAATAAGCTATTGCTAATTGTATCACGAATCTGAACCCATGGATAGTAAGCAGCACCATAACTTGAATTAAGCCTACGACTTTGCAAGTTACTAATCGCTGTTGATACAGAGCCACGATTTTGTTGAACTGTTTGAGTGTTTTCAGTTTGTGCATTATACCCTGTATCAAGATCTATAACTGCAAGTGCATCACCTCTGTTTTCACAAACTTCAATCATGTGATCTGTAATGGGCTCCTTAAAGATACCCGGTGTCACCATCAAGTTATATTCAACTTCTTCTGGGTTTGCAACGGTATCAATTGCTCGTCGCACACTGTAGAAGGTATAGCTTGCTGCATCAGAGGTTCCCATTCTAGTGTTATTGAATGGTTCTTTTTCTGTAATATCAAACCCATCAAATCCTCCGTTTAGTGGAACAGTAAATCGGTTGTAGCCTAAATCTAACACTTGCTCGTATGTTCCACTGATTGCTGTAAAGGAATTTCCTGCTCTACGAGAACCGGAAGAATATACTGCAACTTCTCCTGCTGCTCCTTGGGCTGATGAACTTAGATCATCAAGGGTAAAGACATATGAGAATTCTGTTGATGTCGGATCAGATGAGACAGTAAACGAGTCAAGAATACTTGGAAGAACTCTAACAAGATCAATATAACTATCTTCAAAACGATTGTTGCTTGCTTGAGTTGTGTCAATTCCAAAGTATGCGTCCTTTGGATCTGAAATATTACCATCAGCAGCACTGACTCGTAAAGGAATCTTTGGATATTCAACGAGACAATCAAAGCCAGTACCGCCAGCGCCAGCTTGAAATCCATTGTCAACATGCATGAATTCGTTTCCAACACCAAGGTTGTAAGCTCTTGCAATACCATTTACACCTGTAACCCATCGCGCGGCTGGATTTGCGGCACCGGATGTGTACGTCCATGATTTGTAACGTACAGGACCAAAGTTTCCAAATGGTAATAAACTTGGATCGGTTACACCTGCGGCGACATCTCCACTTACTTCAACACGAACAATTGAAGAGGCATTTATAAAGTCTCCGTAATAACGATAACGGCGCTCAGTATCATCCCACTCTAAAAATTGATCACCAATAACTCGTGCTATATAACGCGGTGAATTAGGATTAAGGTTTACAGAACTATATCTCTCAAGAACAATTGGAGCGTTGTCGCTATCGCGAGCGTCTCGGATTTCAACACTAAACGAGCCGTATGGGTTCGCATCAGTGGTAGACGCCTTAATATCTGTAATAGAGATTTTAACTTTCTTTTGCTCATCCTCACCAGCATCAAGTGTGTGGAACTTAATCAGCTTGGTCATGTTTGTTGCATCAAACCCAGAGTGAGTGGATTGAATGTCTTGAGAGATAATCCAAGGAGTTTGCGCTGCTTGGAATCCAAAACGGAAATCAGACGCGATACCCGCAGATCCACTATCAAGACCCAAGATCACACCATAAGAATCGCTAGTGACGAGAGACTCAAGGTGTCGTTCAAATGTAGGTCCAAGCCAGTAAGTTTCTTGATTCGCCGTTCTTGTAATAGCAGTATTGATTAAAGTTGGATTTGTGTTAAATACTTTGCGAATGTATTTAGAACTTGAACGAGTAAAGTTAAAAGATGTTCGCTTCACTTCTACTTGATCTGCATCTTTAATAAGGACCTTATACTCGTTTGTACCCGCACCGGGAATTGCATTACCAAAGGCACCATCATGAACCATCACACCAGAACCACTTACTGATGTGTTAGTTCCACGAATTGTTCCAGAGATCTCAATTGATCCCTCATTAAGATACCAAACTGCTGCCAAGGCTCCAGTCACTGCTGTTCCGGCTGATGCAGAAGGGAAAACAAAAAGTCCATACGCACCACCGTTGGTTGAGACGGTATCAGTATTAGATGCCGCTGTTTCCCATCCAGCACGCCCAGCAGAGGTAGAGGAAAGTCCAGTTTTTTGACCACCAAGGAGACGAACAACGGTTAATGCGTTGCTATTACGCAAGTAAGCTTGTGCAGCATAAGCAGCATAAGTTGGGGCGGTATAATTACCATCTCGCCAAACATCGCCACCTTGACCGCCTGGGATTGGATTTCCAAAAACCTGAACAAATTCTGAAAATGAATTGACCTTAACGGGACGCATTCCTGGTCCTCGTTCTGTTCTACCAATAACCACTGGACCAATCTCGTCGGGCACAGCGGGCAATTGAGAGTTATCAATTTCATTTATAAAAATGCCTGGTGAAATAAACTTGAAAGATTTAACTGACATTACAAAGTGTCTCCTTGTCGCGCTTCAATATCTTACGAATAAAAATATTCTTATTATCGTTAATAAATAGTTAATAAATTGACGAAAGACCTAAATATAACTTTACTCACGATAAAAAGGAACATTACCGCTGACATGCAGATTTTCTGGAATATCCCCAAAGATCACATGCTCTCTTGGTATCTTAACTTCAACTGCATTTTCTCTGCGTACAATCTTAGGTTGCTCTTGGTTTTTGTCGGCTCCCATGATATATCCGATAACTCTAAAATTAATCTTAGTCTCATAGCCCCTTGCATCTTCGAGTAAAGAAGCTGCGTTGTTGTTTAGTGCATAGTCTGACTCAAGAAACACTTCAAAACGATGATTATCTTTTTCAACAACAAAATAATTAATAGCCCCTGTCTTAGTCATAAATGGAGTAATAATTTCATTTATTTGTTGTTGGTATTCAGACATTACAGTTAGAGTATATGTGACCTCCAAATAAACTGGAATTGGAACAGTAATTGTTTCATAAACTACTTTCTCATTTTTCTTTGGAAAGTTATTTTGACCTGTGCCAATTGCGTCTAAAATTAATCTTTTTGAATCTGCGTTAGCAAAGTTAGATGTTTTATTTTGTTTTATTGTTCTTGCAACTGTCATCGAGCCACCTTTTAAATCTCCAACATTCTGTGCTGCTGCATAATAAGCACCACGCTTTGCAAGATCTTTTGTTATACCTGTGCGCTCAATTGACATAATGGGATAAATCAACCAGCCGTTTACATCGCGAAGCTCTCTATCATGTTTAATTTGAAAGGCTCTCTCAGCACCAGCCCAAATAAAAGGCACCTTTTTGAAACCTTTATTTGTAGAACAAAAAATATTAAGTTCTTCATCGATATATTCAAATAGAGCACGATCAATAGTTTCAATAGTTGAGGGCTGAATCTCTAATTCTTTTAACGGAGCAAGATCTGTTCCTCTTGTCTGGCTGAAATCATCTGGATAATCAGGTGGCATCGAATAGTCCCTCTCTTGAATAGTATGCTGTGGCTACGATTTCAAATGTGTGGTCAATTTGTCCAAACAATTGTCTTGCCCACTGTGTGCTGACGATCTCGTAGTAATAATCGCCATATAAAACAAAGTCACCTTCACGAACATAAAGATCTTGATCTTCAAGTAATCTTCGCTTGTGGAAGTGAATTGTAATTGTATTTTGTTTATCTAGACCAGCAGGTGTGTCTGCTTTTGTCTGCGTGCTCTGATAATCCACAAGAGCGTAGACGCGAACAGGTGGTAAGAATGTTTTTTCTATAGCCTCGCCATAAAGGTTGTTGTACTGGGTAATTGAATCGTCAATTGGGTAGTACAAAATTTGTTGCCCAATAACACGCTCAATAAGTTCGTCGTTGACTTGTTTAACAAGATTGCGTTCTTTTTCACCAAGAAACAACGGGGGTGGTGGCTGTGCTGGCTGTTTCCATTTTTCGTCGTCTGACATTTAATTCCCCTTATCCTATGAAAACGCCTGCTGGTATTTTCTGACTAACACTGTTAACATTGTCACTGATGTTTGCATCTTTCTCTGCTAGTGCTTGATAAGTTAATTGATCAAGCACCTCTTTTAATTCAGTTCGTAAACTTGATTGTTCTTCACGAGCTTCGCTGATTAAAGCTGAACCATTAAGTGTTACTGATTCGCCTGGAATCGGAACAGTGGCAAATTTAGAGCGAATTTGACCAAGGGTTTCTTTTGACAGGGAAAGAGCAAAACGACGAATCCATTGCTTTCCAATGGAGTTTATATTAACATATGGAATATTTGCAAAAGGAATTGTATTCATATTATTAATCCCATCGACTCCAGCCGACCCAGAACCAGAAGTGGACCAAGCATCTTCTACAATTCTAAAATCAAAATGATAATGTAGTGGAGTTACAGTGCCTGGGGTTGTTGGCATGGGGAATAATCTCAGATTATTATTATCTAATTCATATGAGAAGTGAGAGTTTCTAGTATATATTGCATCTTCAAACGCCATTGCTTGAGCTTTGTTTTGCCATACTGGAACTAATTGAAAAGTTGAATCATCTGCATATTGACCATAATTAGCTAAATTGCCAACTGTATTTAATCCTCCGTAATACCCAAAGAATCTCCACATGGCATTTGGAGATTTATAATATACTCTTGTAACAATAACCCTATTACTGCCCACAAGACCACTGTATGGTACAGGATCACCAGTGGCTTCATCAAGATTATTATTAGATGCACTTAGTACAATTTCGCCTAAATTGTAATCTTGTTTTTTATGTGTTGCTTTAAACGAAGCAGAATAAATTGTTGTTGTTCCACCTAAGCCAGCCTGTGTAGAGTAGCCATCTCCATATTTTTGATTTAAACCAAGAGTAACTTTGGGATATTTAAGTGCAACGTGGGTGCCACTTAAACTAGATGAAAGAGCCCCTGTCTTAAGTTCACCATCATGGTTAAACGTTCCCGTTGTCATACCAAGAATATCTGAAAGAATATTTTTGGATTGGTGCATATTAACAATATAAGAATATTCTAGCACTGCTTCTTCATAAGCAGCATAAACACTTCCTGTTGTTAGTTCAATGTCCAAGACATCTCCACCAAGTTTTTGATATGTGTAATTGATCTGATCAGCAGCGCCTGACAAAAAATCTGTCGATGCATCATAAACACCAATCGGTGTTTGTAAAGTTACATCAGACGCAGAGCCGGTGCGTGGTAAAGCAACAGCGCTTACTTCGCTCGCTGGAGTTAGA